TGAATAAGGCACAAAATGCTTTAAACATTTTTGAAAATAAAATTACAGGAATTGAGTCAGAAATTGCTATTAAAAGACTTGATCTTGAAGTTGGTATTGAACAAGCAATTAAAGCACAAACTGAAGCTGTTGAAAAAATAAGAAAACAAATTGAAGATCAGTTTGAAAAGCCAATAGCTGCACTACAAGAAACTATTAAAGGTTTAGAAAGAAATGTAGAAATACAATTTGATAGACCAATTGAAGCACTTCAAGAACAGTCATCTGACCTAGCAAATGATTTAACCTTAATGGATAGAGTTGTTGACTCTATTAATAAGAAATATGATTTGCAAGAACAAGCCCTACAGAAAGTTGCTGATGCTAATCAAGAAATATTAAATCAGCAAAAGAGTCAACTTGATGTTGCAGATGCATTAACTCAGGGAGATATTGCTGCCGCTGCTCGTGCAGTCCAAGAAGCCAGAGCACAGGCTGCTAGTGCTGCGGCACAAAGAGCAAGCGGAACATTAACTGCTGCTCGTGAAGCAGAAATTGCTGGTGTTCGTTCTGCAAGCGGTATGACAAGGGCACAAATTGAAGAACGTCAATTCCAGATTAGTCAACAAATTTTTGCTTTAGAAGAACAAAGAGAAACAAAGCAGTTAGAAATTAGAAATATACAAGATCAGATTTATAACATTGAGATTTCTAGAGATAAATTTATTAAAGAAAATCTTGTTCCAGCAGAAGAAAAACTTGCTAAACTAGAAAATGATAGGCTTGTTAAAATTCAAGAAATTGAAAAGCTAGAACTTGATGTATTAAAAATTAAAACATCTCCAGAATATAAAAAGGCAGTTGCAGATGTTGAAGCTGCTCAAGCAAGAATTGATAAACTAAACCAACAGCTACGTGATGCTCAATTAGAAAAAGCAAAAATTGAAGCAGATTTAGACAAGGCACTAAAAAATGTTGTACAGCAAGAAAAAGATTGGGCTGATGTAGAATCAGCAATAAATAATGCTAAGTTAGCAACATTTAATTATGGAGAAGAAATAAAGAAGGCACAAGGTCTTGTTGGTAAACTTTCAGAAGCAATTGCTGGACTTGGTGCTGCAGATCAAGGACTTAAAGTCCCAGGAGCAACTGATACTGGCGTTGTAGTTGGTAATAATGCAGATTCATATGCTGGTCTAGCATCACAAGGTGCTGGAGCATCTGGAGGATTTTCACCAGTAGTAGCAAAAGCTATGGCTGCAACTGGAACTCCTGCTGGAACACAAACAAGTGTAACAAAACAAATTGGAGATAGTCTTAAGATTGCAGCAACTTCTGCCCCAATTGTTGAAAAGGCAATTACAACAATTGCCAAATCAACAGGTGAGGCATCAGCTAATCAAAAATTAGTTACAGACTCATTAGTAAAACAATCAGAAGAACTACCTAAACAATTAGATCTTATAACAAAAATAGTAGGATTTGTAAAAGATTATGCTAAAAATGCAAAAGATATTCTTACTAATGTTATAGCAATTACTAATGACTATGTAAAACAAAATCCACTTGTAGAATCAATTAAGAAAAATCTAGAAACAATTAGCACTGTCTATGATCAGATCAAAGCAAAAATTGGAGAAGCAAACTCTGCTATTTCTGCATATGTTGCATCATTACAGCAGGCACTGAGTGTTGCTCAATCTATTCTTTCAACAATAATGTCTTTAAATAGAACTGTTACCACAACTCATATTATTAATACAATTTATACAAGCAGTGGATCAACAGGTTCTACTGGAAATACTAAAAATCCAACAACACCAACAACTCCAACTGGACCCACAATTACTTCAGATATGGCATTTACATATGGAGGAATTATTCCCAAGTATTTTGCAAATGGAGGAAAAATTGGATCAGACTCTGTTCCAGCAATGCTTACACCTGGAGAGTTTGTAGTAAATAAAACAGCAACTGATGCATTCCTACCATTACTATCTCTTTTAAATAATACAAAATATCCATCAATGCTTGCAAACAAGTTTAGTACCCCAGCATTTGATAATACATCTTCTGTAGGAAGTCTAAAAGATTTAGTTGCCCCAACATTTTTCAACCCAACAAGTAATATTGCTACATCCACACCACTTTCAAACTCTACCTCTGTATCTAATGTAGACAACTCTAGTATGGTATATAATTATAATATTGACATTGCTGTTAATGGGGCAAATACTAACCCAACTAATATTGCCAAGACAGTAATTGATCAAATTAAATATGTTGATTCACAAAGAGTAAGGACACAAAGGGCAATCTAATGGCTACCTCTGGATATTTGACGGGCAGAAAAAGATATACTAGACCACAGGGAGTATTATGGTCAGATAATCCTGGAACTCTTTCTAATGGAATATATGTGCCCAATGGATATGAAGTTGGAGAAGTTGTTCCAGAAGGAACAGACTCAAGTCTAATTGATCAATTTATTATTCTTTCTGACCATGGTCGTGGAGAAATGAATTTTATTCCACAAAGAATTGAGCAACGTCAGAGAACAATTAATGGTCGTATGAGATCATATTATATTGCAGATAAACTTACAATTTCTTTTTCGTGGACTATGCTTCCGTCAAGATCATATTCACAAATAGCTGATTTTAATGCAACTACTGGCAAATCTCCATATCAAAATAATAATCAAGAGTTTACAGCAGATGGTGGTGCAGGTGGTGTACAAATTTTAGATTGGTATAACTCACATCCTGGTCCATTCTGGATGTATCTTGCATATGATAAATATAGTAATTTTAAAACAGATGGAGAAATTACAGATGCTTCATATGATCATTTAGATCAATATAATGAAATTATTGAAGTATACTTTTCAGATTTTAACTATTCCGTTGTAAAAAGAGGCGGAAGCAATTTTGATTTTTGGAATATATCGGTAAGCCTGGAAGAGGTCTAAATGTTTGTAAGTGAAGCATTAAAGACCCATTTTGAACAATCATCTACAGTAAGACTTCAGTCATTAGTTCTTGCTGAATGGAATATGAATGTTCCAGATAATATTTTTAAACTTGGTAACTATCGCTACCGTCCAACAACAACTGGATCTATTTATAACACCATACCAAATACATTTAATCAATTAGATATAGGAAACTATTATACTGGGGCAACTAATGCAGATGTAGTAGTAGATGGAGGATTTACCAATAGTGGGACCCCACAACAATTCGTAATTCCATCAGAAAAAATGAAAATGCTTTATTCATTAGAAGATTGCATTAAACCATTTAGACCACGTTCTGGAATTAATAAACCATTATATTTTCCAGGACGGTATTTAGCAAACTCTGGTGCAGATTTAGCACAACGACCAAGATACTATATGCCATCTAGATATGATCAATTTAGATATTGGACCTCATATAGAAAAGAAGATAATGTTGAAAGAGGAATTGCTAGAAATACTATAAATGGTTTGTATTTTATTGATGATGCTGTACCATTTGTGGTTTATAAAAATCAAGTTCCTGCAAATAGATTAGTAGTAAAAATGCAGACCAATGTTGGAGACGTAGATCTTGGACCATTTGTAACTAGCACTGGATCAATTAACGACCCACTATTTGGCAATGCAAATAAGACAACACCAGTAAGATGGAAAGTTCAATATTTAAATGGAACAAATTGGGTAGATGCAATATCATTTTCAGAAAATGATCTTAGGGCAGACAACTCACCAATTATTGGAAATGATGGATATGTTGAAATACATTATGGACTAATTATTCCAGATATGTACAAGGATATATTCTTTTTTGCAGATACCCTTGCATCTTCAACAATGCTTCCATCTTCTGCACTTACTGGATATGCATATTTAGTAATTGAAAATGAAAATGATCGTGGAACATTTTACATTTGGACAGGGCAAGATTATGAAACATTTATTCCACAGTATGGGTGGTATCTTGGTAATGAAACAATAAATAATCAAACAGGATTTGTTACAGATTTTACATCACCATCAAGCTTTACTAATCCAGTCAATGGAAGCACGGTATATAGAGAATTCTCATATATATCTGGCATTAGAATTATTGTAGAAACAATGAATAAGTTTGATTCTACATTTGATCTTATTGAAATGTCACCAAGATTAGTATGCAACATGTCTGATAAAACAATTGACTATAAAGTTACAAAGGTATTATCAGATTTGGGGACATCATCTCTTCCAGTAGGACAACTACTTGCCTCTACTGGTGAAATAAATATATTTGATAATGATCAAGCATTTAATGAAAATAATCCAAATAGCATTATTGCTGGTTATACAACAAAAAATGTTAAGTTTAACTTTTATGAAATTATTGTTGATGTTGATGGTTTTGATTACTATGTTCCTATTAAAACTATGTATGCAGAAAGTATGCCACAAGCAGATGTTACTGCAGGAACACTATCAATTTCTCTAAGAGATTTTTATTTTTTCCTTGAATCAATGCCAGCACCACAACTATTAATGACAAATACATCACTAAGTGTTGCTATTTGTAGTCTATTAGATTTTATTGGATTTACTAACTATACATTTAGAAGGTTAGAGGATGAGGATGATCCAGTTATTCCATACTTTTTCATAGCTCCAGACCAAAGTGTTGCAGAAGTTTTAAATCAATTGGCAGTATCTACTCAGTCTGCAATGTTCTTTGATGAATATAACAACTTTGTTGTTATGAGCAAAAATTATTTGCTACCAGAATCTAGTGAAAGGCCAACTAATTTTCAACTAATTGGTAATAACAATCAAACTGATGATGGTGTAATAAAAAATGAATCTTCTGGAAATTTACCTAATATATTATCTATAGCATCTCAAGATAAAAGAATTTATAATGATGGAAGAATTACATATACTACAAGGTATATTCAAAGATCATATGGATCTATTCGTCAATCAAGTTTGGTAGATCGTGAAAAAACTTGGATATATAAACCAGTTCTTTTGTGGGAAGTTGCGGGAGATACTGCAACTAAAACAATTAATGAAGTTGCATCACAACAGGGTAATTATATTTTAGGAGCTATGCCACTAAATTCAGACCTAACAAATCAATTGCCACAAGTTGTAAATGGTGCTGTAGTTAATAATATTATGGATCTTGGTGAAAATGTTTACTGGCTTACAAGATATCAAGGATATTTTTATGCTAATGGTGAAATTATTAAATATGATGCTGCAGAGTTCAATGTCACTGGTGTTGGAAATGTGTGGATAACAAGCAATCAAGAATATCAAAGATATTTTGCCTCTCTTACATTTAATGGAAAAATATATCCAACAGGTAATGTAAGAATTTATTCTCAGCCTTATACAGAAACTGTTGATGGAGTATCTAGACTACAACCAGGAGCAGTATATCAACACGGCAGAGGACAATTTGGAACCCCAGTAGTATCACATCCAGCTGGACTTAATTCATACTGGTCTAATAATGATTATATTCGTGGCTGCAATATGCAAACACAATATTTATTTACAACCACACTTGATGAAGATGTTACAAGACCAACAACAGTTTTAGGTGCTGCTGGAGTAAACAATACTCTTGCACGTCAAACAACCCGCAATGGTATTATTAAAAACTTTATGGCAACAAATTATTATACAGAAACAAATGTAAATAATTTGAAATCTACACAAACAGGAACTGTTCAATCATCTGCTTTAGTTATGAATGGTCCATCATTTAAAACTACTGAAACTCCTCTTAATTTTGTATCTTATGTTTATAAATCATTAGATAATGCATATAAAAGTTTTGGAACCCGTATTCGTATTATTGGTAAAATTGATAGTAATGAAAATAGAGGCCAAACACCTATTGGCAGTACCGCATATTATCAGGTAACAGGAAGTACCGTAAATCAAAATGTTAGTATCGGAGGAGGATCTGGCGGTATGGCACTATTGCTTAACCCAGAAACTAATAACGGATACTACTTTGAAATAGTGGCATTAACAGAAAGAAATGTTGAATCATATTTAAATCTTAACGAAAAAGGTCAGTCAGAAATTTCAATAAATAACGTAGTCTTTTATAAAGTTAAAAAGGATTCAGGCAATGATAATGCTATTCCAATTAAACTTTGGGGTGGACTTACAAGTGTAATAGTTGACGATGGTAGATTTACTGGTCAATATAGAATGGCTGGAGAAGAAAATCCAACGGTATATGATTTAATGGTTGAATATCAAGATATTGGAAAAACACGTAGATTCTATTTATATATTAATAATAGACTAATTAAAATTGTAGATGATCCAGATCCACTACCAGCTTATAATAATATGGCATTGTTTATTCGTGGATCTTCAAGATGTATGTTTGAAAACATTTTTGCATTAACCAAAAACTATTCTCAAAATACAGTTTTTACAACTGGAGAAACTATTTCTACAGTATTTGGAGATAAGCAAATTGATGCTAATGAATCATTTAGAAAATATGCAATGAGTGGAATTATTCAAGGCACATATTTAAGCGGTATTAGCGCACAACAGCCACCAAGTTATAATATGTATTTTGAAGAATTTGGAACCATCATGCGTGAATGTGCATATTTTGATATTAGATATGATCGTGCATATCCAGCACTATATGCAAAGTTATCTCCAACATTTAATAGAATTAAAGGATACTCTATATCTGGATTCCAGGCAGGGGCCTATGGAGCAGAGTTTTTAGTATTTAATGCCACTGACACAGCACTTAATCTAGATGAAACAACTGGAAACTATTTAAGAATTCAAGGTATTACATTTACACAGGATACAACTCATGAACTTACAGTAGATGAATATTTTAGAAAAGTATCTAATTTTTCAGAGGCAGAACTTGAGGGAAGCTCTACAATTCTTTCTTCGGTAGTTGAAAAACAAAAATATGACATAATTAGATTAAGCAGGATGAATTATGGAAAAAATGAATTTAGTATTGATACGCCATATATTCAAACACAAGATGCTGCAGAATCTTTAATGGGATGGATGATCAATAAAGTAATGGTTCCTAAAAAGGCTGTTGGGGTTAATGTATTCTCTATACCAACATTACAGCTTGGAGATATTGTTACAATTGATTATCAGGATTCAGGCGGTATTGATTTAGTGTCTACTCCTTCACAAAGATATGTAATATATAATATGGAATATAGTAGAAATGCTGCAGGTCCTGCAATGACACTATATTTAAGTGAGGTATAAAATGGCTGATGAATTTTTTAATTTTAATATTTTTGCAAATGCAGATTGGTCTCCATTTGAAAAGTTTATGTCTGATCCACATAACTTTGAACGAGAAATGGCAGCATTAGATGCTGGACTTGCAGCAAGCCCACTTCTTAGAATGTCACAAGATGATCAAATTCAATTTTTTAATAATTTATTTGAAGGCGATCCAGCCACGGTAGATTTAGATAAACGTTGGGCACAAGAGGTCAAAGATGCACAAGATAAGGCTAGAGAAACATATAATACATTAAATAATATAACTCCAAAAGAAGATACTACAAAAAAAGAAGATCCAAAATTTGTTAGACATGGATATCGTGGAGAATGTGGGAATAGAGTAAGATTTGAAGTATGGTCTGATGGAAGTCAAAGAAATCAAGTTGCTGATCCAGAAGATTGTGGTAGACCATCTTTTCCAAAAGCTGATACTACTGCTGTAATTAGTAATCCACCAGCACCAGTTACACCAACACCTCCAGCTCCAACACCACCACCTCCTCCACCACCACCTGCAAAAACTGCACCAATAGACACAATCCTTTATCCAAGTGATGATCAGTTGCCACTAGAGATAATGGCTGATTTAATATTTGAAGATATTGGTGGACAAGAATTAATTAATATTGCTAGAACAGATACAGTTAATGGACAGTCTGTAATTTATCAGCCAATTAAAAATTTAACACAAATTCAACAAGAATATAATCCAATTAATATTGTTAGTCTTCAAGACACATCAAATAAATATTTTCAAAACTTTTCTATAAAGTTAGAAACTAAGGTTCCAACTGATGGCAATGGCCCAGACGGTGAGCATGTTTATATAGACTCTGAAACTGGAGATCTTGTTGTAGAGGCTATTAATATGGCTGGAGATGAACAAATAGAAGTGCAAATTACTACTAGTGGTACAATATATGAGGTAGAACTATGATTACAAATACTGGAAAATCTATTATTGGAAAGTACCTGCTTGGACAGGCACCTGCTTATGCATCCTATATTGCTGTAGGTTGTGGTGCACAGCCACTTGATACCGTTGACCCATATGGAAACTATGCTAATAAACAAAATCTTGATTTTGAAATGTTTCGTGTTCCAGTATCATCTCGTGGTTTTGTAAATGATGAGGGTACAGAAAAAATAGTTTTAACAGCAGAACTACCAACAGAAGAAAGATATGAGATAACAGAAATAGGATTATATTCAGCAGGAGCAAACCCATCTGCTGGAGCATATGATAGTAAAACTATCTTTGCTTTTACACAGGGAGAAAATTGGCAATATCACACAATCTCAGCAGCATCATCTATTCCAACCATTACTGCTCCACTTGATGATCCTAACAATGATAATATTATTGCAACAACAAATAAAGTATTTCAAACAAATGCTGATAACTCTATATTTTTCAAATCATCAAGAGCAGATAGATATGAACGTTGTAGATTTTTAAATAATATTATTTTAATTCGTGGAGATGATGCAGACTTAACTATTGATTCATCAACTGGAAGCTCTGCTGGACATTTTGTAATAGAGCCAGGATCTAACCATATTCATTTACTTGGTCCTAATATTAATTTTGATAGAAACTCTCCAACAGATGAATTACGATTTGCATTTTCTATTGTAAGTAAAGATGGTGATTCTAGTTCTGTTCCAGATACCGTTCGTATATTAATTGACTTTGCTGCAACTGATGCGGCAACACCAACAGAATTTGCTAGATTTGAAATTGAACTAGAAAATGGAAGCGGTACTGGCGGAACATATGATTTTGCAAATAATAGATATTATGTAGTAACATCTCAATTACAAGAGTTATATCAAACACAAGGATTTACGTGGGATGCTGTAACAGTAGTAAAAATTTATGCATGTACAATGGTATCTGATGTTCCTTCTGATGATTATTATATTGCTCTTGATGCTTTAAGATTAGAAAATGTTTCTATAACTAATCCGCTTTATGGAATGACTGGGTATTCTGTTATTAAAAATCCAGATGCAACTACAATTATAAAATCTCCAAACACTAGCAATTATATTGAATTTAGATTTTCTGTAGGCGTCTCATAATGGCTGATTCTAATATCAAACAATTTCGTATTCCAATTACAGATATGCCACCAATAGCAAGTGTAACTGAGGGATATAGCATTAGGTATAGAGTAATTTCTGAAGATAGAAACAGGATTTCACACTGGTCTCCAGTGTATTTAATTGTTCCAGATTTTACTTTTATTCCTGGATCTATTCATTTTGCATCTGGAAGTCAAGTAGCTACTTTTACATGGGATTCAGTTCCAATATTAAAACAGATTACGGAAGTTCAAAATATTAATAATAAACAATTAACTTCAGATATTGCTACTTTAACAACAGATGAAGCGCATTATTTATCTGTAGAAGATTGGGTAACTATTAGCGGGGTTGATTCAATATTTAATGGAACTTATAAAATATCATCAATCACTACTAATACTTTTAGTTATTATAAAGATAACGGAAATATTGTATCTACACCAGTTACTCCAAAAGGTACATATGCAACAAATTCTTTAATAAGAACAGCAACTCAATATGATGTTTGGGTTAGATGGGATCGTGGCGGTAATAATGGAGATTGGTTATATAAAGAAAGAATATCAGCAAATACTATTTCTTTACCTCAGCCATCTACCTATACAGTTAATGGAGCAGTTCAATCTCAGCCACCAAACAGAGTAAGCATTGAGGTATATTTAATTGGACAACCAATTGAAAGAGGTAATGGAGTTCCACTAGCTTCTGGAACACCAATACTAAAAATGTATCAATTGCTAAACCAAACGATCTAATGATATAATGGAGATATAATGGCAAAAGTACCACTACCAGAACGAGGACAGCCACTAGATGTAACATACATCTATCAGCTCTCTGAAACTATTAATGATATTGCAACGCAGGTTTCATCTGCAACATTTAACTATGCAACAATTGACACTATCAGCGCTGGTAAACAAAGTGTAAAAACAGCAGATACACGTATTATTGGTGGATATGTAGAAGTTGCTAATAACTCTACGGTCAACGCTGGCAATGAAAAAACATTTTCATATGATTTTCCATCAGATTTTAAGTATGCACCAATTGCAACAGCAACTGCTGTAAATATTGGAAATACTCCAGCAGGACAAAATGTTACTGTAATTTTAAAGAGTGTAACTACATCAAGAGTTGAAGGGGTAGTTAGATTTGGTACATCCGGAGATCTATCTCTTGCTGTTCACCTTATCATAATTGGTATACCTAACTAAAAAAGGCTGGGGTAAATGATTTATTGCAATAGATGCAAGGGTAGAATGTTTATTGATAGACAATATTCTAGTCAAGCACATCTTGAAATATATTGTATAAGTTGTGGAGTTAGAAGATTTTATCATCCACCATCACAAAGCAGGTATGGGAAATGGCTTTTGGACCTAGAAAACTTGAGAGCAAAAACTACAATAACGAGCCTGTAATTCCAGGTAACAAAACTATCTGGTTTTTAAATGGTGATCTTGTTAGACTTTATCATAGCTCAAGATCTACTGGTATGGTAACAGTTTATAATATTACAAAAGATAGATTAGAAACATGCCTACGTTTAGATTTTAGAAAAAATAGAGAAAAAGCATATACTGTATCAGAAACTGCACGACTTGTCAATAGGCATCGCAAATATTTTCCAAATTTAATTAAACGTGGAGTAATTCCAGCACCTACTGGCGCACAAGTTGGCGGTACTAGACATTGGCAAGTAAGAGCATATTACTCTGAGTCGCAATTAAAAGAGATACGTGATATACTGGCAAGTATACATATTGGTAGACCACGAAGAGATAATTTAATAACTAATAATATGACTCCTACAAGTCAGGAGTTGACACGTAGAACTGGTGATGGTATACTGGTTTATACAAAAACTGAAGATGGCAGGTTTATTCCTGTTTGGGGAGAGAGCATTAATTAGCCTATGAAGGAGGCAGTGGTGGAACAAAGAAATGAAACAAAGGTATCTGTAACATTAGGATACACACTTAATCTAGGAAACTTTCAATCTTTGCGAGTTGATCTTGGAGTAGTTGACCAT